AACCGTCATTAATACCTGTACAAGACTTTGTATAACCTAGTCTTAATTGCACATCAGTAGGGGTAGGAAACATATTGTTTAATACCACAGCGTCTAGCGGTGGCATTTCTGCAATAGAGTCCCTAGCGTTCCAGCCACCAATAGGGCTAGAAACCGAGGCGGTAACTGCGGTGCGTGGTTTAGGTTGCGCCATGATTAGCTTCCATAACCAGTATCAGGAATATTGGCATAACCAATAAGCACTTTGCTTGGGTATGGAGCAAATGACAGGTTTGGCGCACCTTTGTCATTAGCCTTAATAACACTTAAATAGCGCATATAGTCTTGGTTTAACGCTGTAGTGTCAAAAGACTTTACTTGGAAGTATTTAAGTTTTGTATACAAAACCATTAAGCGGTCATCAAATACGGTAGTGTCTGCGTCTTGTGTAAAACTATTCTTTACTTCACCAGTAGACGACCTAGCCCAACCTTTACTACGGTATTCCCAACCAAGGTATTCTTGAGTATTCATTACAGGCCATATTTGAAATTGGTTGTCCAAAATACGCCAGCGAATACGAGGGCCAGTTGAAATATAGCCAGATTTTAACCATTGCCATTGTTGGGCAGTTTCGCCTCCCAAACTTTCCCAATGCTTAGATTTATCCCATTGAGTACGGTCTGTAATGGTTTCAAAGTCAGGTGGCAAGTCATAAGCGGTTTGTCCTAAAACAATGCTTCCTGTACCTGTACCAGAAGCCTTTTGACTCATTATAATTTGTTGAGTTGAATTATTAGCGGTTACTACATTGGTGTCTTGGTTAATGTTATAACCAGTAATTTGCCATTGGCTTGTAACAGCACTAATGTCTGTAACAGTTGGCAAAGTTAATAATGTAGAACCATTGACGCTTGTTGCATTGCAAGTAATAGCCTGTGTGTAGAAACGATATTGCACTTGTAAAGCTTGCCAATCGTATTCTTTAACCAATTCATACCCTGCGCCATTCATCAAAGCCAAGATTTGTTGCACATCTTGGGACTGATTTCCAGCTACATAGGTAGGTACGGCAAGGTTAAGTTCTGCGGTGACTTGCTGGACAAGTTGCAACATCGTTTGGGACATATTAGGCCTCTACTACTTTCGGTTTGCGAGATTTAGGTGTTTTTTCCGCAACAGCCGCAAGTAACGCTTCCATTTGTTCCTGCATTTTGGCAAGCTTCGCATCTGTTTCAGCCTTGATTTTATCATTTTCTGAACGGAGTGCTTGCATTTCTGCTTCTCTTTGTGCTACATCGGCAGAATTTGTGGCTAAATTGAGGAAAGCTTTAGCTTTTTCACGGAAAGCATGGGGCGACATACCTGCAACCATACCAATACGCTGCATTTGTAGGTCAGAACAATCAGCAATAGACTCTACTGTGTGGAATTTAAGCCCACGCAGTTCATCAGCTTGACTACGAGTAATTTGAGGCCATTGCTCTAATGGTGTACCTACAATATCTTCGTGGTTTGCTACTTGGTTTTGATAATGCGCCCATTGACGAGGAAAACGCTGTTTATGGGACTCTTGGGCGTATGTGTCAATTTCTGTCAAATTGTCGCCAGGTATCATAATACGAACAAAATCAAATTCTTTAAAAATCGGTCTACCAGCTTCGTCTGAAGCTATGTCTTGCTTAACGCTTTTTTTATAGAATTGGACTGCTAATCGTGCATCTGCACCTTGTGTATCGCTATCAATAGCCATTTAATTCTCCTAAAGTGGTTTAGGTACTACGGTTAAAAGAAAAGGGACTCCCCTTGTGAGAGAGTCCCAGTTTTACTACATTTTCAATTTAAAAGGGATAACCTATTAAACAGAAGCTGCACCAAACCAGCCATAATCACCAGAAGCCATAGCTACTGTTGGGCCAGCATAGAGGCCAGCACCACCAGTTGCTACGAAAGTCGTAGTATTGATGGAGCAAGTTGCTGTTGAAGCTGCAATAGTTGAGCCAGCTTTAGCCCAAACATAACGCTTACCATCGGAAGCAAAAACTTCTGCACCGAGTGGGCCAAATGTTGGAACTGTACCGCCATTTAAGGCCATTTCAGCAACAGTTTGTGTATCGTTTAAATCAATCCCATTTAGGGGGGTAATAGTAAATGCCATGATAATTTCCTTTATTAATTAAGTGGACAATATAAATAAGGGTTTCCCCTTATATATTAGGTTGTCAACAAGCCTTGTAGGAAGCTGTTAGAAGTAGTCAAGTTACCAGCCCAACCGTATAACTTAACGATTGCATCTTGGTTAATTGACTGACGCTCGCCACCAATAGGTACAAAATTACGCTCTTTGTGAGGGCGGAATGAAATGTAATTGGTGTTCAGCATATACATATATGTAGCTGTTTCTTGTGAACCATAACCACCACCCAATACTACATCAGCAGAAGTACCACCACCGTAGAACTTGAGGGAAGCAAAACCAGCAGCACCACTTTCTTCAGCAGCAATACGCTGAATAGACTGCAAAGCGCCTACATAATACTGGTACATTGTGTTACCAGCAACAATCAAGTCAGCTTTGTCTGTGCCACGAATTTGCTTGATAGCAGCCGTAGTCATAGAAGCCAAAATGTTTGCAGAAGTAGCACCAGTAGTAATTTGGTTCTGCCAGAAAGTCCAAGTAGCACGGTTAATACCACCGTAAGTACCAGATGTAGGTACGGCAGCAACAGCAGCGCCCAAACCATCCAAGTTCTTACCACCGTTACCAGTACCATCACCGTACAAGTCACCAGAAATGCGGTTTAACAAGCGAGCTTCAGAAACTTGCATACGACCATCTAAAAGGTCAATGATTGCTTCTTTGCTGCTGTTTTGTAACATTTCAAGACCAGACATTGTTACTGAGTCTGCGTACTGAGCGATTTTGAATTGAGCAGCAGAAATAGGGCTATCTGGAGCAATATTCAATACTTCATATCCGCTATAAGAATTAGCATTATTTGTTGCCGAGTCATCATAAAACAGTTCCTCAAGGATTACATTACCGCCTGAGAATGGGCGTACATTGCCCTTCTGGTTCAAGCGCTGAAGAATTGCGTTGTTTTGTGTTAAGTTGTCTGCCAATTCACCGCTACGGCTTTGAATAGTCGTTGCGATAATATCGGTAATAGCTGCGTTAGCGAAAGCCATGATATTTCCTTTATTAAATTAAGTTAAACCCTGCGGCTCATTGCCTCACCTAATTGGTCAGCAATTAAAGACCGCCTGTCCTTTTTCTCTGTTGTGCTTACCGTGCCTCTAGGTGTAGAGGACTTCGGACTGACTGCAACAGTCTTAGCCTTCGCTACTTGCTGTGCTTTGTTTGATGCTTGTCTGGCGCTTGCAAGGAGTCGTTCTTGCTCTAATGCCCATACATCATCATTCATACGCACGGCTTTCTTGTAGGCCGTTTCGAGGTCAGGGGCTGCTCCTAACTCAAGTAATTGAGCCATTTGTTCCCGCAACACATCAAAATGCGGAAACTTCTCCGCATCACTTCTTACTCTTTCAATCTCGCCAATTAATCGAGAATGTTCTTCTTGCTGAAACCTGTTTTTAATCGTATAAACTTCTTGGTTTACTTGATTTAACTGGTTCATTAACTGTTGGGTATAAGCGTCAGTTTGTGGCACACTTAACCCATCTTCACCTAATTGTATTCCATAATCTTGTGCAAGTCTTTGAAACATTTGCACTTTTTCGTTATAAGGTGCTTTTGACAAAATCATGTGTGCCCGACCAAGGTTATTAATCCATGCGGCAGGGGTAATATTTTGCGATTGTAACTCTGGCACAAATGGGGCAATAGCTTCTTCGTAACTACGGGCACGGTCAGCTTCAGCTTTATAAGTGCTTACACCTTTCTTATATTCTGACTCACGCTGATTAGCATATTCGGCAAATTTAGTAAAATCTTCTTTACTAATTTGTTCGCCTTTTTCCATTTTGTCCCAAATTTGGACATATTCTTTTTTCCATGTAGAAGGGCGTGTTATTGACTTTTCCTGCGGTTCTTCATTCGACTGCGCATATTCATCAGTTGAAATATCTTCGGCAGCTTCTTCGTCATTTGCATTGCTAGTTTGCGCTTTAGAGGGCTGTTCGGCATTATCTGTTTCCACATGCGCTTCTGCTTCCAAGGGTTCTTGGTCAATTTCTACCTCCTTTGGGGCTTCTAAAGTGCCTTCTTCAGCAGCTTCCATTGCTGCCATTAGCATATCTCTGCGGTCTAATTGTTCTTCTGACATATATTCTCCAAGTTATCGGTAGTTAAGTTTTGCATAAGCCAGTTCCGCAATTTGACGCTTTCTTGCTTCTTGGGACTTTGTGCTGATTGTTGTTTCTTTGTGCTGCGTTGGTACATCGTTACCTAATTCCACGCAACCATTGCGCTTTAAATTTTCTCTATGCTTTGACCGACTATCTACCCAACTACCGTCAGCCATTGAAATATGACCAGGTATGTCTGAAATAACAGTAGGGGCGGCCCTAGTTTTCATAGCAACTTTGTCTTGCCATGAGGCTTTAGCAGCTTCTTCGCCAATAGTGGGAGTCCACCATTCAATAAAAAAGTCCTCATCCGACTGTTTAGCTTCTACATGGTTACCTTCTGAATAACCGCATTTTGGGCAAATCATTACATTCTCCTTATTAAATCAGGTACACGCTCATATTCTTCTTGACGCAATGCAATAACTGAGTCATACCAACTACCGTTTTTCCAACGCCAACAAATGTATTCTTCCTTGGGTAACAAGACTATGGTTTTAACGCCCAAAGCACCTGCTAGGTGAGCAGTTCCTGTGTCTACTGTTACCACGCCCTTCATAGCTTTCATGTGGCTTGCTGTGACCTTCCAATCAGTTTTCCAACCGTCATCAGGCAAAGGGTGAAAAAAGCCGTCATGGTCTGGCGACAATGAGTAACAGTTATCCCCTACAAGCTTATACATTTGGTGGTCAGGAATAGACTTAATATGAAAAAGAATGTTGCGACTAGCGCCCCAATTAACGCCTATTTTTGAGTCAATATTGGAAGGTTTAGCATCCATATAACCTTCAGACCCTACTATTTTCTTGTTTGTAATGGGAAATAATGACTTTGCGTACTTATCGGCACAAGAAATGTAGTAAGGAAGGCTCATATTACCTAACCAATAGTCACATTCGACTACATCAGGGCATTCTGGTTGGTTTGTAAGCACATCAATACACTCAAATTGCCCTAAAACGCTAAGTAATGAGCCATGAGTCAATAAAACTACCTTTTTAGCGCCCATAACCTTTAAAAATGGCAAGAACCTAGCAAACATGAATATGTCGCCAAAGCCTTGTTCCATTTGAATGACAATAGACTTGTCTATAAGGGACTCGCCACGCCAAACAGCAGGTTTTGAAGGTTTTTCGGTATAAGGGGTTATTTGATTAGCAAGAACTTCTTTATGCCAACGGTATTCAAACAACCTAAAGCCAGCGTCATAGCGCCCAGCGTGTAGGTGTTCATAAGCCCTTTTATACTCTGCGTGTGGGTTTACAGTATTAGTGCTAATAATGCTTCCTCATCGTCTAATTCTGCTTGCCGTTTGGCTTCTAAGACTGCTAACTCCTGCTCTAAGCGGAGTTTTGCTGCTCTCATAGCTACTGCGGTTTGCAAGTCTTGTTGTTGTTTCTCAAGATTAGCGATGTACCTGTCAATATTTGCTAGCTGTGACGGTGTATCAGCGCTAACTGCTTGATTGGATTGTACTTTATTTTGTTTGCGTTTGTTTATTTTTGGTGGGTCTACCAAATCAGCAATAGTTTGCTTACGGCTTTCTGTGTCAGCCTTTAATGCAGCAATACGCTTTTCTTCTGCTTGGCGCAGTTTCTTTTGTATTGCTTTATAGCGTTTTAATTCTTCTTTAGTCCAAAATGCGTCATCCCCACCAAACTTAGTTGGAGTAACAGGGTTAATGACAATTTGAAATGCGTCATTTTGAAACGCATTAGGCTGAAAAGCTGCTTGAAACATTAGGCTGTAGGTGGCGCTATATTTTCCCAAAGATAGGTGCTAGTATTTAATACCCAATCACCTGGTTCTGTTGGTTCTGGTGCGTAAAACACGCCTACTACACCGTCAATCACTACTGAACTGTCATAGGTATAACCAATACCAGCATAATTAGCACGCAATGGCACGCCACCGTCAGGTGTATGTGGTTCAGCAGGAGGTGATGGTGCGTAATGCACATTACCGTATGTGTTGTATGAGGTTTGCACCCACATTCCTGGAATAGTATCTACAAACTCTTGTCCAGCAGAAATAACTTCTTCTACTAAAAATTTAGACGCTTCACTTGTAGCTACGCATTTTGCAAAATATGACATATTAATTTCCTTCTGGTGGTATTTCTGGTAATTTTATAATTTCTCCTACTAAAACAGGATTGCCGTTTTCATCTGGTTCAATACTTTGACCATTAGAATTCCCGTCTATCAATTCTTGGTATTTTTCATCTGTAATAGAAACAACATCTAATGGAATGTTTTCACCATTAATTTCTACATTAAAAAAACCTTTTTTAGAAGCTGAATAAAAAAATGTCATATTAATATCCTATAAATATCCAAGCCCAACGGTAAGCGCCAGGATGACTAGTAGCCAATGTAAAAGAAGATGTTGATGGTGTTCCAGAAGCGCCACACCCCAAAGTGCTATTACCAAAATCTCCGTTAGTAACAATAGGCCAACCTAAATATCCATTCGGAAATGTAATTGGCAATGTTACAGTTGTTGGAGAAGTTCCTACATTAGTACCCCATTGAATAATTAAGCCACTTGGAAGTTTTTGGTATCCACTTGAAACAGCACTTAAAGTTCCAAACGCAAAAGCTGTTGTAGCAATTTGAGTTGTATTAGTTCCTGAAGTTGCTGTTGGAGCTATTGGAGTTCCTGTAAAAGTAGGTGATGCTGATAATACAGTTGAGCCAGTACCCGTAGATGTAGTTACACCAGTACCGCCAGATGTAACTGGCAAAGCTGCCGTAAATGAAGCAGAGGGCGCAGATAAAGCGGTAGTAAATGTAGATGAAGGAGTTGTCCAAGTTGGATTTGAACTGCCTCCACCAGAAGTAAAAACTTGTCCAGATGTTCCATAAGAAACTAAACTAGCACTTCCAACACCAAATTGACCAGAAGTCCCAAATACAAATCTTCCTTGACCGCCTGAATAAACGGTTAATGGTAAATAAGTTCCTGTGCCATTTATGCCTGAAACTAATTGAGTATCAAGAGAACCATTGGTTGCAATTAATATTTTGCTTGCATTTGTAGGGTCTGCTGCGTTAGAGGCTTGCCAAGAAGCTGCTGTACTTGTGCCATTTGGTAAAGCATAAATTCCAGTAGTACCGTTAGTAGTGCTTGTTTTAAAAGAATTACGGCTTAAAACTGTAGCGTTTGTAAAATCACCATTAAAATTGCCACTTGTACCATTAAGGGTAAAAGAGCTAAATGTTCCTGCATTTGGGGTTGTAGCACCAATAGCAGGAGGACTAGATAAATCTAAAGTTCCGCCTAAAGTAAGGTTTCCAGAAGATGTAACTGTGCCACTTAGTGATATACCGTTTACTGTTCCTGTACCGCCTACAGAAGTAACTGTTCCGCTACCTTTGCCGTTAAAAGTATTCCAATCTGTGCTTGTAAGATAACCACTTACGCTTGTTGTTGCGGCTGGCATAGCCAAATTAGGCG